GGATGGCACGTTAAAAATAGAACCCCTATTTTTTAATAAATAAATAACCGATATGAATAAGGTTCAACAATACGAATTTATTGAAGTAGTTATCCCACAATCTTCAACTGCTACAAGATTTTACTTTCCGGATCAGCCGCAACTTAGATTCGTTTCACTTTTAAATTTAGTTTGTTATACTCCAGGTGTGGTTAGTGCATCAGTTTTAAGCGGTAATGCTTTGTTATCACTTGCAAACTTGCAAAAGACATATTTGGTATTGTATTACAATGACAAAGAAAGCGTTAATAGAATTCCAATTTTAGAATTAAATAGAGTTGCGACAAATAGTGCAACCGGTGAGCCTTATAGCTTTGCCATTACTCCATTTGCCGGACAACAAATTCAATGGTCTAAATCTTATATTCAAACTCCTTCAGCATATAGCGGAATTACATCAGCTAATTTTAGTGTATGTATGGGGGTATATTATGCTTAATCACTTTTTCTCACCTTTAAAAAATTAATTATGCCATACAAACCGGAATTGCACGACGCTGAAAGTGTTTTATCTTATTATGATCAATACGACGAAGCACCATATACAATATATGCCGGACATAAAATTGATGAAACAACAAGGAGATTCAGTTTTGATGGAGATGATAAGATAATGGGTAGGCAACATCTTGCAGACGCATTAGCATCAGTTATGAGCAATCCGGACAATACAAATACTTATTTGTTGGTAATTAATCAAAAAAAGGGCAAAGGGAATGTAACTAAAAACGCAATCACTTTTCAACTGAATAAATCAACATATTTACAAATGCAACCGCAAATGGGATATATGAACAATCAGTTAATGGACGAATTGCGTTCATTAAAAAGTGAATTGGCAGCATTAAAAATGCAAAGCGAAATAGAAGAAGAAGAAGAAGAAGAAGAAGAAGAAGAAAATATTTTAAGTGGGTTTATGAAAAACCCGGCAGTACAAAATATGATCCTTTCTCAAATATCAAGCATTTTTAGTCCTGGTCAAAAAGTTACTCACGTTGCCGGTGTATTGGATGGATCAGAAATTGAAACAGATGAAAAAATTGATCAAGCCATTGAGGAATTGAAAAAATACGACGATCAATTGGGGGATGATCTTTTAAGATTATGTGAAATTGCTAAAAATGATCCAATGCAGTTTAAAATGTTATTAAAACTATTAAGAGCATAATTTATGGCTGAATTAAGTGCAGATAAAATAGTTGGTAAAACATTATTTGCAGCCAAGCAATTAGATAAACTAAATGCTTCATTGCAGAAAATAGGTGTAATTAGTAAGGGTTCAAGTGCCGGTGTTGTTTATTCCTATATTATTCGCAATGGTGTTGTTCATTGGATGTTTTATGACGCATTTGGGAAACCTTATTATGTAAGGCATAGTGCAGATTCATTTAGATTTAGTGGGGGTATTTCTGAAGCGGTAAAACAACAAAAAGCAGAGGAACAAAAAAAAGAAATAGAACAAAAGGGAGCAATACCATTTTATATTGAAAAATATGGAAAGTGGGTATTGATCACGTTTATTGGTGTTACAATTTTTAGGGAATATATTAAAAAAAGATAATGAAAAACAGAGATTTGTTATTAATAGGTTTGGGAGTTGGTGCAGTTGTTTTATTGATGCGTCAAAGAAAACCCAAAAGAGCATATACAATAGAAGTGCCGCCGCCACAAAAAATAACTGAAACAGAATTTAGAACCGGTATTTTACAAAAGGCTGCACCCGTTGTTAAAAAAGCATTATCAATATTTAAGAAAAAACCTAAATTGACTGCACAACAACAACAAGCTGCTAAGGCTTTAACAAGTGGTCGCAAAATATTTGGTGCAACAGAATTTCCGGATTTTTGCTAAAAATAAAAAAATATGAAAGTACCACATTTAGAAATTAAGATCCAGGATCAAATTTCAACAGATCAGTTGAAATTAAGATACCAAAAACAATTAAGTGATCGGGAAAAATACGAAGCCGAATTAGGTCGCAGTAGATCAACCGGATCAGTTATTCAAAAATATTATGTAGAATTTAAAAATTTCTACGTTTCTCAAAAGGTATCTTCAAACTGCAATGACATTACATTTATTAACTTGGGATCAAACCCGGTTACTTTAGATGGTGCAATTACTTTGCAACAAAACCAATCATTGCAAATAAGCGGAAACATTAATGAAATGGATACTACCGAATACGATGTAAGGTTTTCAGCTTATCAATCCCCTAACAACAATTTGTTGGTAATTCGCAAATTGTATAAATAAATTATAAAATGATAGATGCCGGATTTGAAATATTAAATCAAAGAGGTACTCCGATGTTTTTTTCGGATACTTTTGCAAATAGACCAGCAGCCGGAATAGTTGGTAGAATATTTATTTCTACCGATACAAATGAAATATATAGAGATACCGGAACCGGATGGAATTTAATAGGTGGGCCCGGATCGGGAACAATTACCGGATCAATTGCAGCTAATCAAGTGGCATTTGGTACAAGTTCCGGTGTTATTGGTGGATCATCAAATTTTTTATGGTCAAATTCTCAAGAATCTTTAGCACTTGGAACAAGTGGACAATCAATATTCCCAATTAATATACAAAGAACCGGAAACCTTTTATATTCTGTTAATATAAGTAACGCAGCATCTACTAACGCTGCTGCCGGATTTACTGCCATTAATAATATTGGAACATTTGGTGGAATGTTTAATACATCAGATGGATATACATCAAATGGTGTTTTAATTCCAAATACATTATGTATATTTAGTACAGGTTCAAATTCAAATTTATCAATAGCCGTACAAAGTACCGGTGTTTTTTCAATTGGTACTGGTTCAACTCCAACAGAAAAATTAAGATTATTTAATAACGGAAATTTAAAAATAGGTTCAATATTTACTGATTCCGGACAAAAATTACAAATTGAAGGAGCAGCAAGAATTGATGGATTATTAACCTCTTATGGTGCAGATTTTTTTGTTGCTCAATCTGCCGGTGTTGGTATTGATTATTTCCACGTTGACGATAATCCGAATATTTCAGCCGGTGCAAATAACCAAGTAATTTCATTGCTTAGGTTAAGAGATAGAGGAAGTAATGGTGCATTTACCGGTGTAAGAAGATTTGGTGTATTAATGGAAAATAATGCCGGTGGTAATTATCCATTTCAAATAAATAGTGAAACCGGAAATACATTAATAGGAGTTGCTGCTGCAACAACAACAACAACAAAATTAACAATAAGAGGTGGAGGAAATAGTAATGCTACTCAAGGGTTATCAATAACAAATGCGGGTGCGGGATCAGTTTTTCAAACTTATGATAGTGGAAGGATTGATGCTTGTGTAACCGGTGGCAATTTTTTACTTGGAACCTCAACTGATACCGGACAAAAATTACAAGTAAATGGTACTTCTGTATTTAATAGTTTAATTACATTTAATGCCAATATAAATCTTGGTGCAAACGTAATTTTTGGTACAGTTGGTGCAGCCGGTACATTATATGATGGTGCAACCGGGCATATAGTTTTCCAATCAACACAAACGAGTGAAGCATTATCAAGGTTTAGAATAAGAACCGGTACAACATCAACAGACAGATTACAAGTTTTAGGTAATGGTAATGTAATAATTCAATCCGGTGGCACATTTACCGATAGCGGTGATCGTTTACAAGTTACCGGTAGTCAAGTTAATACAGATACCAGGACTTATGCAACCGGATCAATTCAATCATTAAGGTTAGTTAAAAACTTAACTATTCCTAACGGAGCAACTATATCAAGCGGAAATAGTCTTTTGACTTTAGTTACAACCGGTAACACAATATTTCAAGGATCGGTTTCAGTACCAAATAGTACAATATTGTCAAGTTGTTATTTAGCAAACATATATAGAATGAATGCTGCCGCTACAATAACTTCAGGTCAAGCAACCGGATTAAGATCAATATCACAATTAAATTTGCAAAACTATTTTGATGGAACAAATAGCGGTACTTATACGCACGTTTCATCAATGCAGATTTCCGGATATTATAATAATGTTAGCGGTGTAATAACCCCAACAATTACAAACGCTTATCAATTATTGATCAATGAAATAAATGATTTTGGGCATACATTTACATTTACTAATAAATGGGGTATATACCAGGAAGGAACAACAGATCGCAACTATTTAGCCGGTAACTTAATGCTCGGAACTACAACAGATACCGGACAAAAAATTCAAATAAACGGAACAATTAGAATAGATGGTCAATTATCGGGTACTGCCGGTGGCAATAGTGGACAACATTTAATTGTCAATTGTGATGGAACAACATATAAAATTAAATTAGAAAACGTATAAATAAATAAAGAATGAAACAAATTCAAGCAGTCAACGTATGGTATAACGGTCAAAATTATGAGGCTAAATTTTTAAATGCCTATGTTATTAATGACGATTTAAGCACTTCAGCTACTTTTTGGTGGGGTATTTATGCTGAAAGTGATGTTGCCGGTGAACCAGGACAAAATGTAGCTTCAGCAAATTTGACAATGGGCGGTCAAGATTATTTGGATTGGAATACAAACCCAAATATTAATGAAGATGCGTATATTTGGATCGCATCTCAACTTGGTTTAACACTTATCTAAAATATAAAATTTGACAAAATGAACGTAAAACAAGCACTTGAAATCATTAAGGCTGCATTGGATTTGGGAATTGCAAAAGGTAATTATCAAAATTTGAATGAAGCAAGTACACTAATTGAAGCATTTAATGTATTGGTCAAAGCAAATACAAGTGAAAGCAATAATGACGCAAACTGAACCAACACATATTGCAACAATTAGTACAATTTTTTTTTCGCTAATTGGTGTCCAGGATATTAATCAGACTGCTAATATCATTTTTTTGATAGCATCAACAATATCTTGCGGCATTTCAATTGCGTTGGGTATAAAACAATTAAAAAAGAAAAAATGAGGCACATATTAAAAAACATTAAGACAAGTTTTTTTGGATCAATAGCCGGGTTAGGTTTATTGGCTGATTCAATTGCTAAAAAGGATTGGGCAATGGCGGTAAGCGGTGTTGCTACAATGATTTTAGGACTACTTGCAAAAGATAGTGATGTCCACTAATAAATATTTGATAATTGGAGCAATTATATTGCTACTATTAATTTCAAAAAGAGTGAGTGCAGAAAAATTAATTGCAAAGTTTGAAGGACTAAGATTAAGATCTTACCTGGATAGTGCCGGGATATGGACAATTGGTTACGGATCTACAAAAGATCCTTATACCGGTGTTTCCGTAAAACAAGGTCAAACAATAAGTAAAGCAACTGCATTAGATTGGCTACAAAAAGATATTGCACAAAGGCAAGTTGCTATAAGAAAATTGGTAAAAGTGCCAATAACAAGCAACCAAATGGCAGCTATTACTTCACTTGCATATAACATAGGATTGGGGGCATTTCAGAAATCAACGCTTCTTAGGTTACTTAACCAAAAAGCACCAATAACTGAAATTGCTGATCAATTTTTAAGATGGAATAAGGTAAACGGCAAGGAATTAAAAGGGTTAACCAATAGAAGGATTTTGGAAAGGGAACTATTTTTAACATAGGTGTTTTTTAAAAAGAGGGTATAAATAAGGGGAATATTTCTATATTCCCCATTTTTTTTTGGTTAGTATTGAAATATTTACTAATGTTGACAAGACAAATGATTTTTTAACCCCAAAAATTAAAAACTATGCAGAACAAAAGACTTTTTACATTAGGCTTCATTCTAATGTGTATTGCTATTTGCTTTGCGGATTCTTGTATATGATCCGCATTATTTCATTTATCCTGGCTATTATTTGGTATGTGTTAGTTTGCATACCATTAGGCATTTTACTAATTATTCTTATTGAAATTGTTTTCTTAACTAAAAAGATCAAAAAATGGCTACAATTTTGCTCAAATATGATCCAAATAAGTATTGGGATCATTTTTTAAAATCACATCAAATAAGGCACGAAAAAATCGTTAACGACGATACAAAATTCATTCTGTATTACCGGGATGATTTTGAGTTAATGAAATTGGGTTTTCAATTCGGAATGTTTGTTCAAAAAAAATTAGAAAATGAAAAAACAAATGTTTAATAATCTAAAGGAATTATTTGATGAAATTAAATTCCTTGAAGATAAGATAAGCAAATTGGAAAAAATAAGTCAATCCAATAAATTCAGCAATATTCAAATTCATTTTTTTGCAGATAAAAATTATTATACTATTTATCAGCAAGATAGTCCGTTTAATATGGAGAATGAATTGCGGATTTTAATTGAAGGAATGATAGAACAAATGAACAATGATTTAGATAACCTCAAATTACAATTTTAAAAATGGAAAATACAATAATTGAAATGGATACTCCATTTAGTATAACATTTACCTGGAAAAATAATTCAAATGAAATAAAATTGGATAATGGTGAAGATGTGTTAAAATTTGCTGAAATTTTTTCAAATATGTTAACAAAAAACAATATAGCACATACAATTAAAACAAAACAAAATGAAACCCACACAAATTAACGGAAGGAAAATTTTTTATGACGTATTTATTGCTTACGCAGATCCTTTTATTTTAGTTGCTACGAATGAAATAGCAAGTGAAGGAATTACAAAAATTTATTTTTTGCGTCGCTTTTCTATGAAATGGGCATTGGAAGATTTTGTAAAATATGTTGATAAGATTAAAGAAATAAAAAATAATGAAATGCTTTAATTGTAAAAAACATTTTACAATAACGATCTACAAGGGCAAAGAAGGTTCATTTCTTTGCCCACATTGTTTAACCGATAATAAAATTAAAAATGCAAAAAAACAAAGATTTACCAGCAAACCCGGTTCATCCGATGCAAGACCAATTCGGACAAATTATAATGTTAACCGGATTTACCAAAATGGAAATGGCAGCACTTGAAATTTTAAAAGGATTGATTGTAAATGATTTTCAAGATGATCCGGAAAGTATTGATTATTGTATAAGAGTTAGTTACAGAATAAGTCAAAAATTTTGTGCATATTTAGAAGATCAACAAGAGGATAAAGCAACTATCATTCAAAGTGTATAACCAATGACAAATGATTTACACGAAAAACTCAAAAGCAGAAAATACCAGGCTAAAGAAAAACCAAAAGATGAGGAAATAATTTTCACCATAAAAGGTAAAAATATTGGTACTGCTCAATCCTTTGTATGTTTTCAAGGTTTACCAAAAGCCGGTAAGTCAACATTTATTACTTCAGCCGTTGCAAGTGCGTTTACTACTTGGGATATATTTTCAATGAAAATTACTTTTCCGGTTAATAGAAAGCGTATTTGCTATGTTGATACGGAAAGTTCTGATTATGATTATTACCGGGTTTTGGAAAGGATCAGAACGCAAATAATAACCGATTTTTTACCACATAATTTTGATTCATTTTTATTCCGGGAAGATACTCCAAATGATATAATGCAAATGATTGAAATTTATTTGCAAGAGAATAAGGATTGCTCAATACTTGTTATAGATGGCATTTTGGATTTGCTATCGGATTTCAACAATGTTGAGCAGTCTTTTTACCTGGTGCAATGGATGAAGCGGATCACTAAGGTTTATAACTTGTTAATACTTTGTGTATTGCATTTAGGTAAAAAGGATCATACAAGCATTGGTCATATTGGATCATTCCTTGATAGAAAAAGTCAAAGTGTTTTAAGGATTGAAAAAAATAAGGATAAAAACACATTGGATTTAATACCTACATTTTTGCGGTCAACAGATGATTTTGATCCTATTTCAATAATGTATCAATCCGGGCAATGGTTGGAAATTAATGGAATGGAAAGCAAAAAGGATCAGTATGTATATGGAATGGAAAAAATATCCTTAATTAACCGGGTATTATCAGATCAAAAGAATTATAAAGATTTGGTAAATGATCTATCGGAATTTACCGGCAAAGGGCAAACAACATCAAAAAAACTTATTAAGGATTGGATAGTTGATGGATCTATTGTTAAAATTGGGGAATATTATAGAAAAAAATAAAGCCGGTCGCCCGGCTCTATTTGACAAATGATTCCTCAAAAACGAAAAACCACTTTTTCTCACTTGCAAAATTAGATAAATTCTAACAATGACAAAGAAATATAACGCTATTATTTTTTTTGATCCAATTACCGGAATAAATCCACGCAAATATAGGAATATTACAAAGCTGCAAAATTTCTTAAATTTCGCCTTAAAAAGTGGCGGTCAATATGTGAACTTATATTCGGCATTAGACCGGAAATTTGAGGCTCGGAAGTACCTTAAAAACGATTTTTAGATTAAGATTGTCAACATTAAAAAGATTAAGGAGCAAATTTGCTCCTTTTTTTATTTTTAAAGGTGAGAAAAAGTGATTTGATAAACTTAGGTCAACTTAGGTCAATTTTTTGTAGGTCAATTTTTATTGGATACTTGGGTAGGTCAGCCCCCCCCTATAGGGGGGGCTGAACCTATAAACTGACGTAGTATTCAAACTTTCCGACCGAATATTTATTTTTTTGATAAAATTTAATTATTTTTGGTAAAATTTTGAGAATTTTGAAAACACGAAATTTTTTAATTGCAGCCGGTGTAGGCTTAATTGGTTTCTACTTTTTTCGAAGATTGAATTTAGGACGCAGAATAAAATTAATTTTTAGACGCATTAGGATAATTGGTAGAGGCTTATCAAAACAAATTGAATTAAACTTTAGAATCCAAAACCCGACCGGACAAACCGGAACAATATCGGCATTAACCGGTGAAGTATTGGTAAATGATCGGATCATTGCGGACTTTTCAAGTTTTGGTGAACAAAAAATTGCTCCAAAAAGCGAATCGGATTTTAAAGTGATTGCAAGTCCCACAATTGGAATTTTGCAATTGTTAACGCAAAGGGGATTGTTGACAAGCGGTGTAAATTATAAAATTAGAGGTACGGGTAATTTTGATGGCATTGTTGCTCCTTTTGAGTATAACGCAAAATTAGTTTAATGAATAGGGATCTATTATTGGGTAGATTAACTCCGTACGGCAGAAAACGTATATTGATCAAAAATGATCAAGGAGTTCCCGATATTATTTCCGCAATGTTATCGGCACATAAAATTTACGCTAATGAATACGATAAAATCAGTCAAGATTTCTTTGTTGGTGATGGTGTTAAAACTGCGGAAAACATATTTAAGTTTCTCAAAAAGAATGTCAAGTATAAAATAGAATCCGAAAATAATCAGCGAATAATGTCGCCGGGTGCAATTATTTCACTTGGAAAAAATGACTGCAAAAATTACTCATTATTTACAATGGGTATATTGGACTCATTGAAGCGAAAAGGACTTATTGACAATGATATATTTTTTAGATTTGCTTCATATAAATTACTTGATGAAGTTCCTCATCACGTTTTTGCAGTAATTGTTGACAAAGATGGAACGGAATATTTTATTGATCCGGTATTGCCAACATTTAACGATAGAAAAACTTTTTTTCATAAAATAGATAAAAGACCAAATAATATGCCATTATATAGCGTTTCGGGTATTGGATCGTCCATTGGACAAGCAAAACCCAAAAAAGAAAAAAAGAAAATAGTATTAAAAATTGCACTTGCTCCGGCAAGAGGATCATTTTTGCTATTGGTAGGCTTAAATTTTATGGGTTTGGCAACCAGGTTAAAAAAAGCATTTACTGAAAGGGCAGATCAGACGCAAAATTGGTGGAAAAATTTAGGCGGAAATCCAAATGAATTGTTGCGTAAAACAGAACAAGGAGCAAAGAAAAAAAGATTATTAGGGGATGAAATTGAATTTCCTTCAGAAGGTCAAATTGGTGTAGTTGCTGCTGCTCCGGCGGCGGCTACTGCTGCTGCTGCTCCTATATTAATTAAGGTAGCTGAATTTTTTTCCAAATTAGGAATTGATACGGAACAAGTTGCTGAAGTAGGAAAAAGGGTTTTGGCAAAACAAGTTAAAAACATTGTTGAAAAAAATCTTGAAAATCAAGCAATGATTGATCAAGCATCACAAGCTGAAGTTGATCGCATTGTTAATGAAACTGAAAGTGTTGATGCAGCCGGAAATAGAAAAATGAATTATATCCCTTTTGTTATTGGTGGTGCATTAGTTTTATATTTTATCACCAGGAAAAAATAATCACTTTTTCTCACCTTTAAAAAATAAAATTATGACTGCAAAACAAAAAGCTGCCAGGCTGAAATTTAAAAAAGTAGTTGCTGAAGCAAGTAAACTAAGGAAAAAAAATCCAAAACTTACTCAAGCTGAAGCCGTTAAAAAGGCTTGGGCAATGGAGAAAAAAGTTGGTGCAATTAAGATCATTGAAAAAGGCGAAAGCAAAAAAGCAAAGCCAAAAGCAACATATCAACAAGTAAGAACTAAAAAAGGTACTTATAAAGGATTGAAAAAAGTTGGTGCTACTTATTATTATGGTGATGGAAAAAAAGTTTTTCCTGCAAAACTAAAAGTTGGTGAAAAATATGAATGGATTGAAGGGGCAGAATATTTGGAATTAAAATATATAGGTTTAACTAAAAATCATCCAACAAAAAAATTTGGATCTAAATTTGGTGATGGTGAATATTTATTTCAATGGGATGATGGATCATATATTGCATTAAGTTATAAAGCTATTTTAGATAGTTTAAAAACAATACCCAAAAAAGTTGGTGCAGTAAAAAAGAAATCAGCAACTAAAAAAGTTACAAGAAAAATTAGTGATAGATATCATAAAGATACAAAATCACATAATGTTAACATTCGGGTTGTAAGTGGTTTACCTTCTTATAAAGATCCGGATATGGCAAGGGAAATAGAATTATATGCAGATAATGATTCTATGTTATATTTTCAAAGGAGAAAACCTATTTTGATTAATTTAAGCAAAAAATACAAAAAGGGTACTTATGATATTCAAAAAGCTGCAAAACTTTGGAGATATTATATAGATGCTGCACTTGAAAAATACAACAAAGAATTTGGCTCTAAGGGTGATAAATGGTATGAATTAATGAGTGTACCGGATAGAAATTTATTAGCTTTAGAGTATGCAAAAAATACAAAAGATGAATTTGATCTTGGTAATTTTACTGAGAAATAAATACTTGGGATAGATCCCACATAAACAATTAAAAAAACAAAAAAAATGGCAAGAAGAAAAAGGCGTTCAGCACCACGCCGTAAGCGTTCAAGCAGAATGGGTGCAATTGGTAAAGGTTTCATTATGGATGCAGCCGGTTTGGTAGTTGGTGCAGCAGCCGCAAGGGTGCTAACATCTTCACCAAAAATTTTACCTAACCTTGATCCAAAAATTAAAAGTGCAGCAGTTATCGCAGTTGGTGCATTTTTCCCTAAACTAATTAAGGGTGCATTTGGTAAATCAGTAGGTGATGGTATGGTGGCAGCCGGTGGACTTGGTTTGCTTCAGGCAACTAATGTTTTGGGTGCAATTGATCAAGCAATGGAAATTCCGGTTTCAGTTATGGCGGGTGATGATCTTAGCGTAATTGCCGGATATCAGCCGGATAATCTTTCGGTAATTGCCGGAATGGATGAGGAATATTAATATTTAAAAATTTAAAAAAAAGAAAATAAAATGGCAACACAACACGGACAAAGACTGGTATTTGACAATGCAAAAGCACTTGTTAGAAATGCCGGTTTTGATGTAAACCAAGCAATACTTTCTCAAAGTTATTTGAGATCAGAAGTGGCAATGTCAACTTCTACTACTTCTTACCACGTTCCTATTTTGGTTAACGATAGCCAAAACGGAAACGCATTTGCAACTGAAAACAGACTTAATCTCCAGGATGCGTTTGTTGTAAGTTCAATTGGTGTATTTGTAGCAAGACCGGCAGCAGCAACAACTACTGCTTTCCAATATTTTACTTATCCAAATGCTCAACAATTTAGTACTGCCGGTGCTGCTGATGCTTTGTATAATTTGTATAATGGTAGTATGTCAGTAGTGGTTAACAATAGACAAATTATTCCTTCTTGGGATCTTTACAGACATTTGTTTGTTCCACAAACTCAACAAGGTGCTGCATCTACTGCAACAACAATTGATCAAAACGACGGAACTGAATTTGGATATTATCCGGCTGAACCAAACATTGTATTTGTTGGTTCAAAGAATAATCAAATTTCACTCAATTTGCCTTCAGCTATTGGCACTCTCCAGGCGACAACTGCTCCTCGTATTGTTGTTATCTTTAGAGGTATTTTGGCTCAAAACGTAACTCCGGTTCGTTAATTTGATTAACCAATATATAGTATTGCAATGGGGGATGGCACGTTAAAAATAGAACCCCTATTTTTTAATAAATAAATAACCGATATGAATAAGGTTCAACA